AATATGCCTTTTCTATATTTAAAGCCTTTAAAACACTTAATCTATGATTACCGTTAACTACTTCATAAAAGCCTGTTTCTAGTTCTCGTATAATTATATTCTCTATTTGTCCGTTTCTTTTTATATTCTCTTTTAGTTTTTCTTGTTTTTCTGGATCTTCTGTTTTGTAGTTCCAATCCGCTTTAACTAATTTGTCTGTTGGAATTTCTATGAATCCCATTTTATACCCTTTTTTTCCCATAATTTTGTAATATAAGTTTCTAATTTTAACCACTCTTTAATTGACTGTACAAGCCTCACCCTCCACATACCCTTTATCTTTCCTGTGTATTCTATTGTTTTATATGTAGCTTTCTTTTTTTCTGAGGTTGGTAACGAAATCATTTCACCGTTTTTAAATTCATAATAAGTACCTCGTCTTATTGCTTCAATCCAGCTCGTTGAATCTACTGAATACCACGGATAACGTTTTAATATCTCAATACCAGTCATTCCAAATCCGTGTACCTTACATTTGTTTTTTATTATTTTAAAACATTTATCCAAATGGCTCTTTAAAATATCTTTTCTCCTAGCAAGTGGAACAAGCCCACCTAAGCAAATATATTCATATTTGTTAGAAAGTGTCTCTAAACGCTTAAAATCGCCCTTAAAATGGAAAACAGGCAGTGGTTTTAATCCTTGCTTTTCCATATACTCTAAATTATCTTGTGTTCCCTGCTCGTCTCCTATAACATCCAATTGAGCATAAGCGGTAATATGTTTATTATATTTCTTTATGAAATCGCAATACTCGTCAATGTTTATTTCTGCCCCTTGCGTAAAAGCTGAAAACCCTCCACTGTCAATAAAGATTTTTCTAGGTCTATTAAATACAGAATCTATTTTCTTTTCTTTTAATTTAGTCATATAGTGATATGAAGCCAACTGTTTAGTTACTTCCATATCGTTTAATACTTGATACCAAACTTCCGCCCCTGCATAATATAGCTCCATATTCGATGTTCTATTTATTATATCGTTGTATGATATTAATTGGTTTAATGCTCCACCTAAAACCATACTTGATTCTTTGTATTTTTGATTACCTACATTTCCTGCTAAATATAGGATCATAACCAACCGTTCTCCTTTGCTTTGTAATATCCCTTTGCTCGTAGCTCACTTGCTGGGTTATCTAAATTTCCCCTACCCCATTCATTCAAAGTATTACAGCCATTGTAATCCGTCATTGTGTCCTTTATTATAACTTCTAAACAATCCAAATCAACAGCCAACTTCCAAGTTTGTGCTTTATCTAAATACATAAGTGGTGTGTGTATTGCTATATCAGTATCAAGTGCTAAAGTCATTGTTACTGAAAGGCTGTTAATAAATCTTTGTCTACAATCTGGGTAGCCACTAAAATCTGTTTCACAAGTTCCTGTAACTATATCTGTGATTCCTTTATTGAAAGCATAAGCCGTAGCAATAGTTAAAAACACAGCATTTCTTGCGGGTACAAAACTTGCGGGTAAATGCTCCAGATCTTTATGGCTTGAATTAATATCTTCATCGTGGTTTGTTAAAGCCGAATTACCTAACAATCCTTTTATGTTTATTAATTCATAAGGCACTCCAACGTCTTTACATATTTTTTTAGCACATTCTATTTCTTTTAAATGTTTTTGTCCGTAATCAAAACCAATTGCATATACATCTTTGAAATTTCTTAATGCCCAATATAAACAGGTAGTGCTATCTTGCCCCCCCGAAAGTAATACTAATGCTTTTTTCATAATTCTATTAATTTAAAAAATTCATCTTTCTGTTCTTTATTTTCAAACACACCTCTTAGTGCTGAAGTGGTTGTAAATGTATTATGTTTCTTAACACCCCTCATTTCCATACACATATGTTTAGCCTTAATAACACAGCCCACTCCTAAAGGCTCTAACTCTTTCATAAGAAAGTCCACTACTTGATTTGTTATTCTTTCTTGATTCTGTAATCTTCTGCTATATGTTTCTAATGTCCTTGCTAATTTACTTAATCCAATAATCTTTTTGTCTGGAATATATGCTATATGTCCTGTGCCGAAGAATGGAGCTAAGTGATGTTCGCAAACAGAATGAAAAGGGATATTCGTTTGTACAATCATTTGATCGTAACCCTCTGCAGAAAAGGTAGTGGGCTTCCAATTTGGTGGACTTAAAAACTCATTCCAGAATTTAATATATCTTTTTGGTGTATCTTTTAATCCCTCCCTGTTAGCATCTTGTCCAAAGTATTCTAAAAGCCTTACCACATTTTCCTCTACCTCTTTTTCGCCAGATTCTTCCCACGGAAATTCAAGCCACTTTCCCCTGTATTCTTTTTCTCTTTTATCAAATAAGAAATAAAATTCTTTTTCGGGATATAATTTTTTCCACTTCTTATATGTCGTACCACTATCGTATAAGTCGTCCACTATTATATCCGCTTTGTATGGAAATAAGGGATCAACGATTTCCAATTTCTCAGTAAACAATCCTAACATTCCTGCTACTATTTGCCCTCCTCTGGGTATTCCCCATACTTTATACTTTTTGCCCTCTAATTTGTCTACTTTGTCTATTAGTTTATATATCTGTTTATATATTTCTTCCCAAGTTAGACACCTGTTGTTTCGTTCCATATTATTATTTGTAATCGTGTTGAAAAATTATAATTGTTTTCTAAGCAAATACTAGATACTAGTTTTGTATTTAGATCCAATTCTTTTTGATCTTGTGCAGAGGGCATTAAATATATTTTGTCACGTGGTATATTAGCCCTTTCTATTATATCGTAAATTTCTTGTAAATCTTCTATTCTACTTACTACGAATTTAAAAATGCTTTTCGGTGTAAGTGAGTAGAATTGTAATGTATTTATTTTGATTCTTTTCTGTTCAGGCTCTCCGCTGTTTGATAGTTTAGGGCTACAGTTTATTATATCAATAAAATTAAATAGTTTTCCTTTTGGTGTTAATGTTCCATTTGTTTCAATTTCAATAAATGGCTTGAATCCTAATTGCTCTGTTAATAATTCAATAAAAGGCTCTAAGGCTTTGAATTGTAATAATGGTTCACCGCCTGTTATTATTAAGTGTGCTCCACGAATAAGCTGTAAAGAATACTTGTCAATTAATATATTAACTAATTCTCCTATTTCATATTGTGTTCCTGTTCTCCATACCTCTATGCTATCACACCGCCAAGTGGCTCCGTTATAAAGTTTCTTGTCTTTCTCTGTTCCCCTACCACCACACATTAAGTTACAGGCTGTTAGCCTTAAAAAAACAGCAGGGATTCCCATTGTTTTCCCTTCTCCCTGTATAGAATAAAAGTGTTCGCTAATTGCTAGTTTCATATATTACTGTACTTGATGTTGTTTCTTGTAAAGATATTTTTGTTATTGGTAAACTTTCTTCTACTAAATGAAATATATATTGAGCCAGATTTTCGGCACTAGTCACATTGTTAAATATGGATAGTTTTAATGTTTCTTTTTCCTCTTTTGTATACATCATTAAGTATTTAAGCAAAGGATCTTTTTCGTGTATTAACAATGAATGATCTAATTTTTTTATTATTGGATCAACAATAGAATCAATATCAGAAAACAACATTGTTATTCCTGTGGCTTGATTAAATTCTGTAAAATCAAAATCCATTGTTACATAATAGGTATGTCCGTGTAAATTTTTACACTTATCGTCTAAGTTTTCGTTTCTATGTCCTGAATAAAAGTGATATTTTTTGCTTATTATCATTGTTTTTTAATTTTCTTATTTAAATCAATTAGAGCATATATTTGAATACATACATTTTCAAGATGTTTTATTCTACAAATCATATTGAAACAAGAATCGTTTTCGGCTTTGTTATGACAATCTCGGCACAATCCTATTAAGTTTTCAATAAAGTCATTTTTCGTTTTATTTCTTTTTTCTAAATGATGAATGTCCACCGCTGGTGAATTACACATTTCGCAGGGTATATACGTATCTGAAATATCATATCCAAAAAAATTCATATATACCTTAGTGTGATTCTGCATACTTTTGTTTTCGTATTAACAAATCATCCTTGATGCTTTTAACAATAAATTTCTTTTTACAAAAATAACATTCTCCATCTTGTATTAAACTCATTCTAACACAACGGCAACAAAACCTAAATATCTGACTCATAATTCACAACTATTTTCATATACGGATTCTAATTTTTTTATTGTGTTTTTTAAACAAGATGAGCAACGAGTTAATTGTTTACTTGCATTAAATACTTTATTATATAATTTTACAGCAGATTTTTGTTCTAGTATTGATAGACTTCCTTTTTTAATTGAGGGTATAAGTTTCTTATATATTTCTAATTCATCTTCTGTGAATTGTCTTACCTTTGCATAAGGAAATAATTTATTCAAAGCCTCTTTTCTTTCTTCACACCCACAATCCTCTCCAAGAACTTTTTTAGCCACTTTATCAATGCCTGTTTTTTTAAATACTTTTTCTATTGAATCGCCTAATCCTTTTACCATATTGCTAATGTAAATAAAGTTACCATTATTATTATTGTGATAAGTACAAAAAGATCTTCTAGTTTAATTCTTCCCATTTTTTAAATGTTTTTTAACTTTATTAATTGAGTGATATATTGTATTCCTGTTTATCTTCGTTGCTCGGCTTAAAGAGTTCAAGCTGTGTGAGTTTTTAAAATATAGCTTAAAGATTTCAGAGTCAAACCAATGTAATTTTTTTAACTCTTTTTCAATCCATTCTAATCTTTCTTCCATTATTATTTTTTCATCTGGATCATTTGGAACAGATTTTGTAATGCTATCATTAATTACAGCCGTATGGTATTCGTAGTATTGTTTATATTTTTTGTAATATCTACTTGTTTTGCTATAAAATTGGTTCACCATTACTCTGGCTATATAAAAAGTCATTTGTTTTTTTTCAATTATTTCGTTGATCCTTTTTTGGTCGCATTTGTATAATTCTTCAATAACGAAACTTAATAAATCTTCACTCTTGTTTTTAGCTATATTGAAAGCCATATCCTTCAGTTTATTATAATTCTCCGTTAAATAGTTATTTAACATATTTTGATTACAGAGGGCACTTTATTTTGTTTCATTAATTGATATTCAATGTAACTCATTTTGCTTATTTCTATTTCAGCTACATTTGTAAATCGTTTATTTAGTTTCTTATAAATATAATTTACTATGTTATCATTTTTTTTTAAATCTCGTAAAATTAAATTTAGTGTTGCCCCAGAATCAAAGAAAATTATAAACAAGTAATTGTTAGTATCTGTATAATTCCAGAATAAATGTTCGTTTCTACTATTAAAAAAAGTTCTTCGTATTTTCATAATCCACAATATCCTGAATCACAATCACTAAAATCGTCATCAAACAATTCCGTTTGTTTAAAGGTTTTAACAATTTTTTCATATTTTAAAGTGTCAATTCTCCAAGTTCTATTCATTCCCATTTTAAGAGATCTATTTTCTTGCTTTATAAACCACTCTATTTTATTTTTGTTTTTAACATATTGGTGTCTAATGTATAACGCACTTGCGTTCATACAACCAACACAATTATTAACCCACGCGAATTTCACAGGCTTATTTTTCCAATATGTATTTATATTATCTTTAAAAACACCATCTTTAATTAAAGGAAAATCAAATTTTCTAAAAGGCAAAGTTTTCCATTTTTTTCTACCATTTTTACTGTAACCTATATGAAATTTGTAATGCTCTAACCCATCTTTATTTAGTTTTTTTAGTGATGAATTTGCCCTTCTTTGCTCATTTGCTCTGAAGCCAATGCTCATTATTACAGGTAAACCTTTTTTAAAACAGTATTGAGCTATGGGTTTTATCTTCATTTCTGTAGTGCAAAACCTCATATTAGCTTGTGGTAAATATACATTTTGCCCTTTTCCTTTTTTATAAATAACTTCGTCAAATGTTTGACCGCTAACCCAATCTATCTTTTTCCCTGTAAATTGTTCTAGTTCTAAAATGGTTTGAATGATTGTGTCGTCTTCAAGTGTTCCAATAAATTCTGTTCCTATTTTATCAGATACTATTTTTCTTATACCCGAATCAGGATATAAACAATTTTTATCGTTTGTTCTTACTAAACTAAAAACAGCATAATCACTAGGATAATTAGCTAATATATAAGCACTTGATTTCCCCCCAGAAACAGAAACAACTATTTTCATAATTCCATATATAATTCAATTATACTTTTGCATTGGTCAAATCCTTTACAAACCTTTGCATAATATCCTCTTTCTTCTAGCTTAGTGATCCAATTTATTTGTGAAATACTTACCCTACCTTTTTTTGTTTTTATTTCTATTGCTAATCCGTGAAAATCACCTTTTGGTTCATATATGAATAAATCTGGAAATCCTTTTACATACCCTGTGGCTTTCATTTTTTTAGCCTGTGTAAAAGATGTTCTAACACCCCCAGCACTAGCACAATAAAGTAGTTTAGGATATTTCAAATTAATCCATTGTATTAAGGCTTTTTGTAATTGGTATTCTTTCATTTTATTTAGGCTTATTCCATACCATACCAGCATTCGGTGAATAAATACTTACCCATCCTAAAGACTTTAAATGATCTTCGTATTCTTTTTTCTTAACTGAGTCTAATTTTTTATAAATAAATTCATCAAAATAATCCAAATACTTTTCTTTTTTATTCTGGTTAAAATTTGAGTTCGCCCACCGCTTCAATCTTCTTGATAGATCCCAAGTCTTTTCTAATTCAAAACGCATTCTAGTATTTGATTTGTTAGGCTCTGACCAGTATTCTAAGAAAGCAATTTTATCTTCTTTCTCAATACCATTAATGGATTGAACAGAATTTTTAAATTCTGTAAATCTTTTTTCTATATTTTTACTTTTATTTTCTTTATTTATACTTATACTAGTATTACCACCGTTATTCGTTCGTATATTATTCCACCTTTTATTTACACTTTCTTTGGCTTTTTGGCTCTTAGAATTGATTTGTTTAATTTGATTGTGTAGCCTGTGAGAATAAAAACAACCATTATCAATAACAAATAAATCAAAATCTTCTATTACTTGCTTTAAAATTTTAGGATCACATTGCAAGCCAAATGCTAACGAATTATAATCTTCAATACATAGTTTATTTTCTTCTGCGAATAAAAGCTCTAAAACAGCCCAGAATAAGCCGTAGCCCTCGTATCCTAATTTGGATCGTAGCTTTATGATCCTAATGTCGTTCCTTGCATTAGAATCGTGGTTAAAATATGTTTTTTTCATTTTTTCTTTTTATATTCTAATTCAAAATAAATAGGACTTTTATATAATGTATATTCTTTTATATTATTATTTCTAATAAAGTCTTTAATATCTTGAAAAGTATATTGCTGTCTATAAAATTTTTTTCTCATAACTTAAATATATAAAATGCCCCCTATTTTTACACAGAGGGCAGGTTATTAAGCGAATGGTAATTTTTCTTGCGGACCTTTTTTTAATTTCATATACATTTCATAAGCCTTTTCGTCAATTTGATCTTCCGATATTTTACCATAACAAAATTGAAGGTTTGCTATATTTAAACCCTGTGCAAATCTTATATTGTCCTGAACATCTGGATTACTACCGCCTCGTGGCTGAAAAGTATTTACTGGCTTTATTTTTGGAAATTGACCGTCCACAAATTCATATTCGGTTTCTTGCCCCTCTTTAAATTTACACTCACTTGTTTTAGATAAATTTTCGCCAATATCTCCGTTTTCCATTTCAATTTCAAACTTATACATAAGTCCATATTTACCTTCCCAAGTACCATTACCTGTTACTCTAATTACTTTACTTTTTTTACTCATCTTTTAAAATTATTTATAGTTATTAATTCAATTAAATTTATATCAAGTATTTCGCATAATTCAGAAGCCTCACTAATTCGTAGGTTTCCGATATTATTTAATTTACTTAACATAGTAGGATAAGATATATTCATCAGTTTAGACAAATCTACCTTAGTTAATTTCTTTTTAAACATAGCAAATCGTATGAACTCATACCTTTGCAAATTGGTTCTCAATTCCATTTCTTACAAATTAAAATTCAAGTAAATATAATAAATAAATTTAATATATACTAAAATAACTTTTATAAAGATATGAATAAATAATATATTCATAACTTATAAAGATTTTTTTATAGTTCTTGTGTAGGATATAAAGAAATTTTTATATATTTGAGTATTATTAATCATTAAAGAATTAAAATTATGTATAGTTTAGATTGCACTTATTATAAAGATGAATTTTCAACAATAGAAGAATTAATTGAAAATATCAAATCCGATGGAATGGATCCAAATTACCAAATCACATTAAATGGTAGACCTACAGGTGAAATGGCTTGTGAGTTAATATATTATTAATTATTAAAAAAATAGAGTTATGTATAAAAGAATAAAATCAAGCGTAAAAGAAGAATTAGTAAGTTATATAAATGAAAGAATGGAGGAAATTAATTGTGAGGATGATTTGCATTTTCATCTGTTCAATGAAGATTATTATATAATTGGATATTATCAAGCTCAACAGTGGTTGGATCAGCACAATATATCAGTATTTGAAGCCCTTGAAACCATAAGAGAATATGAAGAATTTAATTTTGGAGAAACCCAGTGTTATGATAATCCAGAAAAGACAGTAAATATGTTAGTATATATTTATGGAGAAGAATTATTAAATGAAATGGAATTAATTTAAAAAATCAATTATATGAAAAAGCCAATTTATCAAGTAGAAGAATTAGTACTTATGGATAAAAAATTTCTAGCCGAAATAATATGTAGGCAGGAATCAGAAATTAATAACCTAAGTGAAGAAATTAAAGCCATTATGAAAGAATGGAAATCAACAATCAATTTATTGAAATAATATGAAAAAGTTTAATTATATAATACTAGCCGTTTGTTCAGCCTATTTTATAGGTAGATTTTTAACCACCTTAATTTTTGGAATATGAGTTATAAAGATTGGAAAGAAGATAAAATATATCAACATCAATATATAAAAGAGGGTGAAAGTGATTGTTGTAGAGCAGGTATTTATATTGATATAATGATATGTAGTGAGTGTAACGATCACTGTGAATATGCAAATGAATTATGTGGCTACTGTGGGGATGTAGAGGTTGAAGAAGATGAGCAGTTTTGTTGTGATGATTGTTGGAGGGGATATGAAGCCGAAACTTTTAGAGAAAAATCTTAATTATGAAATATAAAAATTTACACGATATTAATACTTTTCATTGTAAAGATAATGAAGTTTATTTATCTGGATCCGATGAAAATGGAAATGAGTTTACAATAGTTTTAAATGCTCTTGAACTATTGGAATGGCTCGATATAAAATACATTAAAGAGCAGACACTAAAATACATAGATAAATTATGAATGAAATTTTTAAATTTGGTACTCATAAGCAAGTAGTTTATGATTACCTAAGAAAAGGAAATAAAATAACAACTAGAACAGCAATGATTGATCTGGGTATAGGAGATTTGCAGGGTACAATTAGAGATTTGAAAGAATCTGGTGTAGCCATTGAATCAAAATATATTTCTGTTCCCACCAGATATGGAAAAAATGCTACTGTAAAAGAATATAAATTAAGCTCCTAAGGGCATTAAAAGGTTAATCGGTAGTCTTCCATTGTTGAGGACTACCGCACAGCCTATTGCGGGTTTCTTGCCGTATTTTGCGTAAGCCATTGCGTATGTTTCCCAATTAATTCCACAGCCAGATTGAGTGCCGAATACCCTAAAATTTTGTCCTACATAATGCTCTGTATAACATTGAGTATGTAAATGCCCCTGTACTGTATTCATCATATCTGCCCGACACTTTGTTCTCGCTGTTCCCCCTTCTCCGTGTATATACTGTACTCCGTCTTGCTCATATCTTTCAACAAATTCCCAATTTGGTACTTGTAATACCTCTTTATAACTTTTGATCCATTTTGAAGGAATAGCGGATGTTTGAGCCTTCCGAGATATAATTCGATCGTGGTTGCCTATTATTACTTTTGTGCCCTTTTTGTTAAAAGCCTTGTACCATCTGGCCACCCTTTTAATAGCATACTCTAATTCATCTAAGCCCCCTAAACCATCTGCAGACGTTTCGTGGTAACTCGAAAAATGATGGTCGCAAATGTCTCCTATGAAAATAACTTGTGTACAATTAAATCTATCGTATTGTTCTACACACCAATCTTTGTATGAATCCAGATCGAAAGGACAATGCAAATCACCTACCACCAACACATTTCTAATTTCTTTGCTACGATTTGATTTTATTAAATCGTGCTCCGTTTTAGTAAGCCGTAAGCGGTATTCTCTTTTCACTTATTACATTTCGTTCTACATTCAAACATTGATAAACACAAAGGCAATACACCAATAAAACAAAGAGTAATTCCCTCCCAAGTTATTGCCCCGTTCATACTACTAATAGCATAAGCCACTATAACACTACCAATAGTTCTTTTTGAACTCCATCGTTTTAAATCTCCTAACTTCTTATCTTTAAAGATAGTTGTTAAATCTAAGCCCTTTAATATATCTTTAATGTTTGCCCCCACCTGTTTTGTAGTTTGGAAAGATAGCGTTGAATATACTATCTAAATAAGAGAATACTTTGTTATCTTCTTCTGTTGGTGTTAAATTGACTACAATTTTAATAAAAGCCATTAAGCCAATTAACAACTCTAACCAGTTTTCAAAAATAAATTCCGTCATAATAAATAAATTAATTAATAATAAGTCCAAATTATATTTTGGTTTTTTTGTATATCAGTATCACAATGTATAAAAGTATCTCCAATTCCTATTCTATTAAAGCCTACTTTTAAAAGTGCCTGTATTATCTTAAATCGTTTCGTTGGATCACTAGCTGAAATATCTGCGGCAATACCTTTCATATGTGATGAATTTTTAGAAGCTCCGTAACCCTCTTCTCTTAATGCTTGGTTATATTCTGGTGTTCTATAGCCAGATGTTATGTTAAAAGGTATACCTGCAATCTCCCTTGCTTCATCTAACATACATATAAAATCCATCTTCATATTGTCTATTCCCTTACCTTTTCCACTTTGACAATCAAACTCTTTCCACTTAAAATGCTTAAATTCGCCCATTACTTGCGTTTTAAGAGGTTTTTAACCGCTTGGTATATATCTTTACTTAACATAGCCACAAAACCCCCCAGAAGCCCTAAAATGACTGTTTCTGCAATTGTTTGTGTTGGTATCATTCCAACTGTTAAAAGGTTTCCACAAAAGAAGCAACCGAAGTATTCTAATTTTTCCATTATAAAACTTTTGTATAAGCGTATGTTACATAAATATCACAAGACCAACCACCACCGAAACCCAAGCCATCAGCCCAACAAATAAAGGGTGTGTTAATTATTGATGTATTTTTAACAGGCGTTCGGGGTGCACCTTGAGCATGAACGACATACGAACAGTCTGTTGTTTCACTACTCATAATTCTGTCTACTTTTCCCCAATAATCAGTATCTATTGAGTCGTCAAAACCAAACAATAAGGCTTTATTTGAAACCTCTGTTGCCGCCGCGTATGTGCATAAAACAGTTACATTAAAAATTGTCGGCATATATCCACTGAGCGCACCAATTAATGTTTTAGGCGTAGAATCCAAATCCAAAACTTCTGCATTACTTAATGAAAATTTATCTGTTTGAATAACATATTTAAAATCCGTTTTTTTACTTGTTCCTGCACTACTGCCTGTAGTGTCGCTTACGTCTACAAGCATAAGTAAATCACCACTACTTGCTTGTTCTTCGAGTGCTGTCTTGTCGGTTAATCTTTGTCCAGCCATAATTTAATTGTTTAATATATTTTTTAAGTTTCTTAAAATTCTCCTTACTCGAAGGATATATTCTTTTAGCACCCATATATAGTAATGTTAGCCCCTTGTAAAAAATTTTTCATTTTATTACTTCTCGGTGCAGTAATATCTAAATTTAAACCCGAATAGTAGTTATTAGTTGTTGGTTCAAGGTCTGCACCTGTGTTATCATTATATTCGGGATATGTAGCCGTGTTATTAGTTAAGAAGTCGATCAATCTTTGCCTGTAAAATTCTGCGGCATTTGTGGCTGTGTCCATTACAGGTTTTAAGTCATCATAACTTGCAGGTGTAGATTGCTCTGTAGCACCCATAACCACCACCGCATTGTTGACAAAACGAAGTCGAAGGTAGGGTACAAGCTGTGTAAAGGTAAATTGAACTAAACAAGGCTGAATATAATCCTCTACTAATGTTGTTTGATTAATTGACAAATTATCGTTTTGTATACCTGTTTTTAACTTATTGTCTAACTCAGTACCCAATATAGGTAGTATGTGCATATCCTGTGCTAACAGTATATAGGGCATTATTATATTACCGTCTACAGAACCACCAATAGCGGTGTCCTTTTTTAACCGTGTTGAACTTATATATAATGTGTGTTGTACAGCCATAATTTTCTATTTTGGGTATGCTCCTTCTTCGGGCATATTAACAGGTGCTAAAATTGCGTCCTTATATCCTCGTGGTGTTGGTTTATATGTTTTAGGTATAGAAGATACTTTTTTATAGTCTTTTATGTTCTCGGGCATTTCATCGCCTTTTTTAACTTTGGTAGATTTTTTAAGCCTATACAATACCTCTACCCACTTATGTCTACAATAAATTCCTCCCTTGAATCTGAAAAGATCGTAAGGTCTACCTTTATGTCCTAATTGTCTATTAACCCCCTCTCTACTTGCCTTGTCAATATCTTCAATTCTATATACTATTCCTCTTTTTGTTCTTGACATCATATTCTTACAAAATGTTCTTGTTGAGGAGCTTGATTTTCGGCTACCAACAACATACTTAAATCGTATTTTATAGAATGATTTGTCTAAATAACTGAATCCACTGGGTTTACTATCAATTTGATCCTTTGCAAATTTCTTATTTTGTTCTATTAATCGTTTAGCCCAATCTTCGTATGTTTCATCTGAGCCTTGTTCTCTTTCTTCTACTACCTCCCATTCGTCATCTATTTGCTCACCCTCTAAATCTTCATATACGATATTCATTTCATCGTCAGACATTTCAACAAAATCTTCTTCCGTTGTAACCCCCTCTTTTTCTTGATCTTCTTCACTCTGTGTTTCTGTAACATCTAAATCAATGAAATCCGCAGGTTTAAGAGTTTTGAAATATAAATCAAGGTCTATATCATTAACTTTAAATATCTTCTCTAAACCCTTTAAAAGTACATTTTGGAACGGGATAACCACTGTATTATTAAATAATGAAAATGCGTCACGAAGTTCATCGGCATTTGATCCAAGTCCTCCACCCTCTGAACGTATTCCGAATAGCAAAGGGCTTGTAACTCTGTGGCCAGATAATACTTTGTTTACTACCTCTTTGCTTAAAAATTGATAACTTTCACTTGCATTATTTGTTTGTATTGGAATTATCTCAGGAGCAGTGTCCTTTCCATCGTTAAATGATATTAAAATACGCCCACTATTGCCCGAACCGGAAAACTTTGATTGCACCTGTCTTTCTATTGTTCTTCTTTCTTCTTCAGTGGGTACTCCATTTGCAAAATTAATAGCCATTGAAGGAAACATACCGTTTGAGATATTAGATAAATGAAATTGTGCTATTTCTAAATCAAGCTGAATGTAATCCGTACTTGCTACATAATCAGGTGCAAAGCCATAAAACAATGCAGGGTTTTTGTCACGGATCATTAGAATTTGACTAGCCTGTGTTCTATCTTTTTCGCTGAATGCTTTATAAGCACGTGGTATATATCCTTTCTTTTTACATTTTGACCAATCAGCACTGTAATAGTAATGCTCTACTTCTCCATCAATCATTTTACCACTACGAATATATTGTGCTCCTATATGTGCTATTTTAGATATTCTTTTTCTGTCTCTACTCCATATTACATTAACATAACAACCACCAAACAATTTTAAATCCATAGCCAGATCCTTCAACACATCGTCTGGTGAATTATATAGTAATTCATTCAAACGTAAATATGCTTCTTTTTTTCCTTCGCTTTCGTCTACATCAGTTGCCGCCAATCCTTCACCATATATCATAGCACCGATACTTTTTATTAAAGCCCCATTAATAGCAGAACCTAAAAATAATTCTAGTAAATAATTCGGGTATAAATTGTCTTCACCAAAACTAATCCAATCTTGATTTGTTTTTTCCACTAAATGTGGAATGTTATAATGTGATAATTCTACAAAATTTAATTTCATAATTAATTGGTTAAATAAATTGCGTTGTAATCATCTTCATTATTATCGTATTCTGTGTATTCAACTGCTGTTTGTGATGCTGAAGGTAGAACATTCAAATTCACTAATCCTGTATAACTTCGATTCATTATTATAGGATAATTAGGGTCTAAAGCCAAAGGTTGCGTACTAGCATATATATTTAATTCATACAAACCATAGGGTGTTGATTCTGTTCCCATTACTGCAATACCACCTGTTCTACTCTCTGCTGCAGAATTGGAAACAGGAAAATTTAACCAACTCAAAGTTGTATATCTTTCTTCTAGTGTGTTAGTCATAGTTATTGGATAAAATGTATATTCTCTTTTGCTAACTTGACTATATAATGAAATAAGTGGCTTATATCCCAAACTCATTGTTAAAGCAAGAGTGGTATTGTCTGTTAGTTTCAGATTAATCTCATTTGTTGCAATACTTGTTGTTTCTGCTTGATATATTTGTATCATTCTTCTACTTTTTCATATATTTTTTCAATAAATTCCAAACAATCTCTTTCCAACATTTCCCATTGTTCTTCCGTAAAGGTAACTTTCACTTGATCCTTATAGTACGGTCTCAGTCTCCACATCTTTTTTCTTTTTTGACTTTGTTGTTGTTTCTTCAAAATATAAATTTCTTATATTTTCTGGTAATACTTCAATGTGATGTTTTTTAAAAGATTCAAAAGGTTTGTTTCTAAAACTTAATGATGTTTTACCAATAAATTCTTCTTTTACTTTCCACGCCATAATATAATTCTTTTACTTATAAATATAAAAATTACCGTTTTGTTTGCAAGTGTGTAATATAAACTTACAGCCCTGTAAAGCCTATTTTTAAGCTATTTAAGAGCCTTTTACCCTTTTCTAATATAATCCTATGAAATCGTTGAGAAACTAAATTAACAGATATAGAAAAAAAAAGTGTTGGAATTATCAATTTTATTTCGTACACAATAAAAAAAGGGCTAACCACCGTACAAGTGTGCCCTTTTTTCAAAGTAAAAAATAGAGTATTTTTCTATCCTGCTGTTACTGTCAAACTTGCTACATCACTCAATCCACTAAATGGAGCTTCAAGCCCTGTTGAAGATATTGCTGGATCAACCCAAATCATAGGGTCTAATTCTTCACCTACTAATGTTAATGTATATCCACTCATATCTCCACGTGCCGCACCTGTCACAATTGAACCACCCGTAGCTTCTAAACCATTATCAAATCCAACACAAAATAAATTACCGTTATTATCTTCAACCCAAACTTGTGCTCTATTTTGACAAATAAGTTTTATTTCATTTGACTGTTGAACACTTAATTTTGGTAATGTTAATGATAATGTTTGTGTAAAAAATGTAGTTCCATTTTCAGAACTTGAATTAATAGTAGTATTTAAATTACTAGCCCCCGGACGTAACATATATCTGAACACAACATCTGGTGCCGAGTTTCCTTCTTCATCTAACCAGTTTGTAAAACCTGCTGTGTCCATTTGTAATTCTAATCCTGTAGTAGAACTTAATGTTGCTACCGCCCTCATATTAGAAACGTATGTTGTATTAAAGTACACAGCTTTTAAACCTCCAATAGAGTCTTTACATTGTACACTAAAACCTTTTGTTAAATTACAACTCATTGTATTATTATT